TATTTGAATTAAATCACGATAAAAATTTAAAAGTGTGAATTGATTGGCATTATTTAGTTGTGCTAAATTTCTTCTGTTAATTACTTAAACTTTTCTCTGGATTTGAAATGCAGATCTTAAAATTTTTACAGAGTTTTAATACAGTCGGCACCTATTTAACACTTGCTTCCATCTTGCTTGTGGTCATGATCATTTATTTTTATGTAATTAATCCTGCATGAACATTTTGAAAGGAATAGGTCTTCTCATCTATTACTTTTTTAAGAACGGAAGATGAATAATAGGATAGGGATATGAAATTTAAAATATTATTATTAAGTTTTATTGCCACCAGTTGCTATGCTAATGAAAGTACAGCTGACCCGGATATTTGTAATATCGTAAAAAAGGTCGCTTATAACGTGATGGAAGCACGACAGCAAAAAGTACCAGCACAAGATTTACAACAAATTGCCGATGGGTTAGCAGATGAAAAAGCCAAGCAGCTTTATCAAGACTTAATTAGCTCAGCTTATGCTGCCAAAGTATTTAAGACAAGTTTCTTTAAACGCCAAGCAATTGAAGATTTCCAAGCGGGATGGTATGAGGAATGTTTACGTAGAAATGAATAATAATTAAAAAAAATAATGAGTATTTAATTTTAAGAACAACTAATTAGTTAAGAGAATAAAAAAATAGACTGACAGGTCTGTCTAGGTATTTTAATTTGAAAATAAAATTCGAATTTATAGGGATTTATTTAAAAATAAATGCTCCGAAGATGCCGCTGCATGTCGTTACCCTTGAACCCTAAAGTTCAGCGGGGTTTTGATGATTCTAACAATATAATGCAATATTAAGCAATACCTAACGATATTAAAAAATCAATATTTTTAGTAATTTATATTAAAACAATACAATGCAATATTACACAATCTTTAGCAATACAAAAATAGTCTATTAATGGTCTATTTTCAAAAATACGGTCTATTTTTCAGGTTTAAGTCTATTAAAGGTCTATTTTAATTGATTAAAAAAGCGGCACTTAGCCGCTTATGCAGTATGTGCCATTTTGTTTTGTTCAATATATGCCAAAACATCAGCCTTCACATAATTTACCTGACGTTTGTGCGGTTTCGAAAAGGGAATACCGCCGCCTTCACATCTTTTCTTCTGCAACCATGGTAAAGATACGTGCATTACGATTGCAACCGTTTCAGGTGGGAAGGTCTGATTATCAGCAGCTTCCCAAAATTCTTTCTTTGCAGCCTCTTTTTCTGCATGTGTCATACGATCTAATTTAGTTAAACGTGACATTTATTTCTCCTTACTTTCTGCTTTAGGATTTGCCCACCAAAGTACTGGGCCATCTTCTGAATCAAATGCTGCAATTAAAAAGAGTCCTTTTTCTGGCGGTTCTGGCTTCCAGTTGGGCCAAACTACTGCATCTTCCGGTATATTGGGTATTTCATCGTAATCTAATAGTTGAGTTTCAATTTCAACTCTAAGGTTCCTCTGAAGTTGTGCCCACTGTTCTCTTGTATAGACTTCTGCACCTTCTTCAAGGGTGTCAAACAATTCAATATCTGGATGAAACCAATTGAAAAGGTTTTCAGGTGGTTCTATTGGCTGGATCTGATATTTAAAACCCGTCTCACTAGATCCATAAAATAGTTTTGCTTCATCAAAGCTTTTGGTTACAAGAGGGGCAGAACCTTTCTTGTAGCAAATTACTATTTCATCAAATTTAAAAACACGTTCAGCTGTCTTCAAATCAAAGCATTGGTACATAGGTTCACTAAACCAACTCTCTACATAAAATAGATTTTTAATATGATCTTTGCGGGAACCGTGCCATTTCTGGACTTTAATAACATCATCGAAAATTTCTATGAAAAAGTTGTTGCCTTCTTTTTCATGCATTCTTCTATAACGCTCAACAGCTCTTTCAGCTATCTCTTTAGAAGCTGCTGGTGTTTGTCTAAAAGGGCTGTAACCTTCAGGTCGCATTGCAACCGCCCATAAAGTTGATTCACTCATCCTTCAGCTCCCATTAATTTAGATTCATCATTAATTCCACAGGTGGCCGCATCCTCTACTATTTGCTTAAAAGTTCTTAGCAAAATGTAATCTGTGCTTTCTGGGAGGCTTTCCCAAAAATAAGTGGTTGTAGCAGTAATGGTTAAAGCTTTAATACTTTTAGCTTTTGGATTTCCATATAGTTTGTGGTTTTGCTTATGGTTTAAGGCGCTTTCTAAGACTCTTTGAACTCGGTTTAAACCACCCCATTCATCAACCTTTTTACAATTCGCGATTATTTTCTCTAAGGCTTTTGGGCAAACTCCACACTCTTTAATCCAGTAGGGGCGAATTTTCAAAAGTTCTTCAGCATCGACTATTTTTCTGTTAAGCATGTTGACAAAAAAAAGTGCTTTTTCTCTTTTATTCATCCTTCCGCTCCTGATTCGCTTTTAACTAATTGTTCAATAAACTCTGCTATTTCATTTGCACCTACTACAAACAAGCCATCAAAAGCTTCGTATGACATAAAAGATTCCTTTGCTATCCATGCTTGAATTTCATTGATGATTTGATTCGGCACCGGCTGAGCTTTGGCTTTATTCCATAACTGCCAAGCATCATTAGTTACAATATTGAAATAGCCATTCATTGTTTCACTGAATGCTAGGATGTCATTTTTACGAATAGCACTTTCACGTTTAAATATTTCTGTAGTTTTGAATTGTGATTCAAAAGGGATACGTTCATTACCTGTCATTTAAGCCACCATCTCTGCATATTCTTCTTTAGTCCACTCAACAAATTCTTTATAAAGCTGCTGAGCGGGTTTATTTAACCGGTTGTTGTAGTCGATAGTTATGCGGCGCCAAGCTACAGGTACCGCATAATGCTTTGTTAGGAACATTGCTTGATCCATGCCTTGCCGGACTATTACGTAGCCCAGCAATTGCAAGTAGTACATAAAACCAAGCATGTGTTTTTGGCTCACTTTCTTGTACTGATCCTTCATATTAGAAACCGTCTCCTAATAAATAATCAGGCTCAGCCTCTTGAAGTGGTGTAGATGTAGGATTCTCTAATTCAAAGCGGCGTTTCTTAACAAAATCCATGAGTCGTGATTGAATCTGTGGATCTCGTGCGGCCACATCTATTTCCAAAGCATCTAATTTTGTGAGGTCGGGCGCATTTTGGATCTGGACCATTAGTGAAGGTGGTTCATTTGCAGGTACCTTAGATTTTTCGAGCTCTTCAAGTCGCTTGTGAGTGGCAAGGAGGAGAGGTTCCATTTGTTTGTCATTCCACGTACGGGTATATCGATAAACAGCATTTACCTCTTCAGGTGTTTTTGATTCTTTTACACGCTGAAGAAGAGCATCTAATGCCTTCAAATACTCAGGATCTACTTTAGGCTCGTTAGTTTCTGGAATTAACAGATCCTCAGATGTGGTGACATTTGTTTGTTCGGTAATAACAATTGTTGGTTGAGTTTCTGCAGAAATAACGTCGCTAGGCTTTTCTACTTTTGATTTTTTGCCTCTCTGTTTTTTAGGTTCCTCACCAAGACGAATAACACTTAAATCATTGTTGATTTCAATACCGAGTGCTTTTGAAAAAGCTTTTAATTGAAGCTTGGCGTTTTCTGCATCACGTTGAACGAAGCCACTGTTAATAGAATCAATTAATGCGTTAGTTTTGAAATCTAAAACATAGACCGTAGGTGAATATGTACTGATTACAAAAACTTCCTGACCGTCTTCATACTCATCAATAGTTAATGGCTTTGTGAATGTAATGCCAGCCAGTTCAATAGTTTCGATTTTGATGCAGAATTCAAAACCCGGTTTGCCAAAAACAGAAGCGGGGAATTGATCTAAATCGGCAAAGTCCAACATGTCTCCAATAGGACGACAAAGAACAGTTTTACCTTTTTGAAGAGCTGCAAATGCTTCAGCTGCAGTGATTAGATTATTCATGCTGACCATCCTTCCATATCTGATTTAGCTGTACATGCGTTTAAAATGTTTTGTTCATACTTAGTTCCCTTGAAGTAATTAGCCGGGTAATCTAAGTCGCTTAGACGAATTGCAGACTCGATGTGTTTCAAAGCGAGTTGATACTCGTTTTCTAAAGTCTGTTCTTGCTGCTTGATGAGTTGTTGCTCGTTCTCTTGTTGAGCGAGATGATTACGTTGAATGATTTTTTTAATGCTTTCACAAGTCTCTTCATAAATTTGCTGTTTTACATCATGCAGGCTATTTAGACCGCGTTTTGCACAGTAATTTCCAATATCAATTCCCGCTTGCAACATTAAATGCTCAAGTTCTAAATATTGATTTCCATTAATACAAGCATTTGCAGATCCAGAAAGTAGCCATTGTTTTAGTAAAACACCGTCATGTTCACCTAACTGGCGAGGATCTAGAAATAAACGGGAACGGTCCTTTGTTGCGACAGCAATATTGTCATGAGTTAAATCAAGAACAGTCGTAAATTCATATTCAATGCCATCACGCTGTTCAGCCTTCATTCCCACTTTTTCGACTTTCTTTTTGCCGTTATCGTTGGTTTGAATGGTTTCCATCTTTGAGCGCATAGTCACAATGATATTTATGCTTGACTGAAGCATTGCATCAATAAATTTACGGTGGCGTGGAGTTACTTGGCTCCATGCGCCCCAAGAATTACCTTTGAATGTAGAAGAAGTTAATTGATCAACAATCTCTAAACATCCACCTACACCAGACCATTCATGTGTGATGCTGTCTAAAATTAAAGTATCAAAATTAGCTTCTTCAGCAGCTTTGATGACTTCAATAAACTTTTCAGGAGTGTAAGGAGGCTGAATATTAGCGTGTTCAAATTCCACCAAATCTTCATATAGTTCAGCACTACTATTTTCAGTATCCGCAACAGCAATACGGCCTCCGATACCTTTAGCTAATACTAATGCCGTGAATGTTTTACCTGATCCAGTAGGCCCAGCAAGAGCTAAGCGCAATTTCGCATTTTTGCGTTCTGCCTTTTTGAAGAAAACTGTCATTTTTCTTATCCTCATCTAGAGCCAGTAAAGCCGCGCTTAGTTTTATAAGCTTTGCGGTCATAAGTAGGGATGTTTGTTTCACGCAGTTTTATAGCGAGCTGCTTTCTGCGCTGAAAATCGATTTCTTGGGTGAGTTCATTCCAAACTTTTGGATAAGAAGTTTGGAACCTAAACACATTTAAAGGCGTCTTAACTCCGTCTTTAACTTTGTAAAGAACTGAGCCATTAGCATTAGATGCGTACACTTGCCAGCCAATGCGAACAGAGTAGAGGCCCTTATCATCACGGCCTAAAAATGACTTGTAGCCGTCAGGGTGCTTTTTGAAATTAGACATGTTCAGCCTCCATACATTCGCATGTACCAACAAAGGCATACGTAAGCGGGCTAGGAGCATCTACAGGTGAGACGTCCTTAATATTTAAAGGAATAATTTCTTTGCGATATTTAACCAAAACCACATCACCTTCACGGCAATCGACAATTCCTTCTTTAGTCGAGAACCGGGCAGACTTAGATGTTTGGATCGTTTTGCAAAATGAGACAGAATCTCCCGCTTTAATTTCTGAGCGGTCAACAGGAATCATCTTCTTGCAAGTAGGGCAGTTGTAATCTTTCATTAGGCTGCCTCCACCAACTTGTTACGTTCGATGAAGCCTTTTAGAAGGCCATTGATGTTGCGGATGTCTTCAAATTCGGTGAAATCGTTATATGACTTACCATTAACATCAGTGATTTCATTCACAGTGAGTTGGGTAATATCGACAGCGGTGAATTCAGAACCCAGAACGCCGTAGCTGTCTGGATGAGCTTCAAAATCAAAGCTAACGTTTAAACGGAAGCTATCTAATTTAATTACAGCAACGCCAGAATGTTTACCTGTGATTTTTGCGGTTAAAACTCCGTAAGTACTTGGTTGCGTTTTTGGAGTAAATAGAGAAGGAGCTTCTTTTGTTTGGAAAGCTGGTTGTAGCTGACAAGCAACTAAAGAACCACCTGAGATTGCAAGAGCAGCCATGCTGACAAATGCAAAGGAGTTGAAAGGGGTAGCTTTTACGTTCATAATTGATCTCGCAGTTTGCAAAAGCACATCGGACCTGGGGAGGGGCGGTGTGCTTTTTTGATGTCTACGAGATAAATATAAGAAAACTTAGTTTTATTGTCAATAAGAAATCTTATTTTAATTTAAGAAAGCTTACTTTTATGCTTTAATAGACAAAAGAAAACCCAACTATCAAAGGTGATAGAAATGAGTCTAGGCGAAGAAATGTTTGAATGGCGCAAGCAGATGGTTGAGAAACTACTGCTTCAGGAAAGTAATATTGATCAACTAGAAGAAAAAGTTGATCGTGCTGAAAAGATTCTTTTTGGTGATTGCACAGCCGCTTTCAAAATAGAGTGCACGCTTCGGAACGCGTATGCGCTGAAAGCTATTCTTGATGACTTTGCCACCAAGAATAACTGCAAGCTGAGTATAGTAGAGTGTGAGTAATCAGGGTTAGCTCATTCCTGAAATGGGTTTTGATGTGGCTTTAGGCTTTGGCTTAAGTTCTTTTAAAGCTTCTTCTACCGCTTTCAGTGATTCCTGGTAGGTTTTAACCCAAAGATCAGCACTTTTTATATTGATGGTTGAAGGATCAGTATCAGCAATGGTTGCCTTAGTAAGCTCTAACGCTAGAGCTTCTATGATTTCAGTTTTCATATTTTCTCCGATATTAATGGTTATTTAAGATCAATGTTGGCACAAAGTCTTAATCCCATAATATCAGGGAAAATTTGAATATATTAAAAAAGAAAACCCACACTAGGTGGGTTGGATGTTAATAAACGTTAATAGTTCTTGATGTACATGATAGGTTTATCTATAATACAAACATGGATTGGGCATTCCCGGTCGGCAAAGAGCTTTGGTGCATTCATCAAGGCTCTTTGTTTTTATGGATATATCTTTAGTCCATACCCCATGTAATTATTTCCAACAGCATTCCTACCACCCTTACAATAAAACTTAGCTCTTAAAATATCAAAAGCCCTATTTGACTGAGAGGGGTTAATCACATGCCTTCCAATTGGTCTAGCTACTAAGTCAGCAAATTGCAAACCTGAAGAATTAGTTTTTTTTGAGGCAAAAATGATATCAAAAGGCAAAGGCTTATTGTGGTAATTACCTAACGGATCACAAATCCGCCTAAAACCTAGTTCAAGCTGTGAATCCTCATTCTTACCTCTCGATTCAACAACAATATGAGTTAGTCGATTATTTTGGTGCTTTTCCCTGAGAAAATAATATAAGCGCTCAAGACAAAATTTCATTGCAACTTCATATGGATTTGCATCTCGTTTAATTAATCTATCTTTGCGAATTACTGAACTAATCAAAATAAAATTATTGTCATTCATTAAACAGTTAAGGTCATCCATAAGGGCCTCCATTCGGCTTCTATCAAGGCTAGCAAAATGCGAGGTTCTTTTTCTAATATCACGCTCATGTAGTATTATTATGTCATGCCCAAAATGTTTAAACTTTAACTGTTCAACCGATTTAACTATTGTGTCCGTATAGTATCTTTTGTGAAAAATACAGAATGATAAGACAAATACTGGAAAGTCAGGATCATTGTTAAGCATATCAACGCTTCCACTCTCATCCACATAAACAATGAAGTCACTATAATCCATAAAAAACATCCTATTATTCTAAACTCTACGTTGGACTCACAGTTGACTTGTCATCTTTTCTGAAAACATTGGTTTCCCCAGCTTTCCTTCTTTCACCACCTGCACGACCTGCTCATTAGTAAGCACAGGAATAAAGACTTTGTCGCCAATATCTTTAGAAAGAATCTTCACTTCTTCGGCTGTTAGCACCAAAGCTTCACCATGTTTCGCAGCATCATTGATGCGAGCAATAATCTGGTTGATTGGTCGTTTTGAATTGTCCATAAGTCTTCCTGTGATTAATGCGAATAAGGATGTTCTTGTCTATGCTGACTTGGCGGCACGATATCTGTAATAGCGGTAATACTTTCAACCTCGTCCATTTCAAAGAAAAATCGCTCACCACCATTCACAGAAAGCAAACTTAAAACCCCACCATTGATGCCGACAAATTCTTTAATTGTGCATCTTCCATCCTTCAAGCACACCTGAACAAACTCATTTGGCACAAGATCTGCATCAGGGTCGCATACAACATACCAGCCATTACGAATTGCTGGAAACATTGAGTCGCCAGTGCCTTTAATGCCATAGGCTCTTGGTCCTGCTGAGTGAGTTGGAACATACCCATCTCCAGCATTGCCTTCATAACCCATATCTGTGAAATAGCCATCCATGCCCATCTTGGAGTAAGCCTTAACAGGAACATATCTTTTTTGGGTGGGGAATGATTTAACAGGTGTTTCAAGAAATTTAACAGCATCTTCGCTATCGGGAATATTGTATTTTTTCTTAAAAGCTTCGATATCCAGAACTTTCAATTGTGTAACAGTGCTATCCAACTTAGGGCCGCTTTCATCTCCATTAGTTATATATGAAGTCGACACTCCGAAATAAGCGGCCATTTTGCTTAATGGGTCTGCTTTAGGAGCATAAGCATCTTTCTCCCAACCAGTGACATTGGGCGCACTAACTCCGGCGATTTTTGCCAACTCGCCTTGGGTTAATTTCTTTTCTCTTCGTAAGGCGCGAATACGCTGACCCATAGTTTCTAGATTCTTCATATAAGTTATCTTACATCTTGCAAAAATAAGTTATCTTTGTTTTAATACTAAGAAATCTTATTTTTGAGGTTGCACAAATGACCAAACAGGAAGCTTATGAGTTGCTTGGTGTCAATGGTGTTGGCTTAGCAAAGTTATTAGGAATTGAGCCACCTGCTGTTTACCAGTGGCCAAATGAAAAGATTCCTTTAGCTCGCGAATACCAAATCAGAGATTTGGCAAATGGCAAAGAACCAATCAAACGAACTACTTCAAATGCTTAGGACCTAACCATGAGCAAATTATCAGTTGATATATCTGCAAGCGCCAGAAATGGCGTATCCCGCATATTGCATGGTCTTGATATAAGCAATCAAAAAGAGATTGCTGAACAATTAAAAGTTGATCCAAGCACTATTACTCGGCTTAAAACAGATAAGAAAAACAATGGCTTGAATGAAATTGAAATGTTTTGCGAGCTATTGAGTTTACTTGGTTTAAAAGTCGTTCCTAAAGATTATCAGAGCATTGATAAAGAACGTGTTGCTGCACTTTTAGTTATGTCTAAAAGCTGGATGAACCGTATAGAAACGGTGGATGACTTATTTCATGACGAAATCAGTGGTCAAAAAGAAAAGCTTGGATATTAAAAAACCACTACCTGCTGTAACAGGAGTGGTTAGGCATTCAATTGAGGTGGATCAAATGAACACAAACAATTTATCAGAACAACCAATCGAACTCAACTCATCAGATTTTTTAATAGGTGACGTTGTAGTACTTACTAAAGAGTGTCGAAGTTTTAAATCAAACGATTTATTTGAGGTTAAAAATAAAACTTTGACTAGGTTGTGGACTATCAAATCGGAGAATCATTTGATTCTGGTTTTATCAAAAGAAATCCGTACAGCAACAGTAGCAGAGCTCAACGCTAAACGCCGCCTAACAAAAGCTGAGCAAGCATTAGCGGAGGTGTCATGA